TTTATACGCAGGAAGCGTAATAGGGTCTATAAGATAGCGCCCCGGCGGCACCAGAACAGTTCCGCCTGTAGGACAGGCACTGATCGCAAGATTAAACGCTGCCGTGTCGTTTGTTACGCCATCGCCGGTCGCTCCATAATCAGTCACATACACTGATTTGCGCAACCGCGTTTGGACGGTTTGTGTGACTGCGCCAAGGCCGCCTTGATTGTAACCAACAAGCGATGCGCCACTTGAACCCGCAAGACCGCTCGATATAGCCGCAATCTGCGCCGTCAGCGATACGTCAAGCGCCTGTAACTCAGCCTGCGTGGCGCTGCCTGCCAGATTGTCAACAGTCCAGATTTCAGCGTCATAAGCATCTTTGAGGACAAATTTATATTCGGCTGACGAAAGCCAAACTGAAGCCTCACCGCGCGAATCCAAGATAACCGGGTTTACGTTCGGAACCAAACCGCTCGAACTGGTGTATGTCACTTGCGGCGTGGTCGTGCCGGCAACGTAAGTATAGAGCCTACCCCCAACTAAAGGAGCGCCATTAGCGTCAAACGCTTGGAATTTAGGGGTAGGTGATACGGTAGCCATTTAAGATCCTTACCATATATTCGTCTACAAAGACACCCTGTTGGCGGTCAAAATAACGGATGGGATAGACGGCGCAAAGGCTGAAGAGGCGTACGAAGCCAAAGTGATGTCTGTGTCATCAACGGCCCATTTAAGCTCAAAATAGTCACCGGCCTTCATGGTTAGGAACCAATTCCACGCCGGCACAGTATCTGAATTTGACCCTTGAAAGGATACGCGGGTAGCCGAATTTGCAACATCAGTTCCGTTAATCGCTGGCCAGATCCAAGCATAACCTAGACTGGCCGAGGATTTAGTCATCTGTGCGGAAAATTGAAAATTATACTCTCCGGGCGAATAAACATATATGCGTGTTGGCGTTCCTGACAACCATTCAATTCCGCGCGAGACGTTTTGAGACTGAAAACTCACGGTTTGCGCCGTATTAATCGCGGAGGCTGTAGAGCTATCGGTGCGGTAAAACGATCCAAAATCAAGGAATTGCACTTCAGGCGCAGTAGGTGTTAGCGCCAGTCCTTGCACTTCATTTTGCAGAACAGCCAAAGAGCTAGAAATTTGATCTATATTCTGAACTTGGTTGATTATATCTAATAGCTCCGCATAAATCGGGCTGTTCTGATTTGTTGGCGTCGTTAAAAGTGAATTTATGTCGATTGTATTATTGTTGCTGTCGTTCAATAGATTAAGGAAATATCTATACCATTCGCGCGAAATAAGATTCGTTCGAGGATCTATTAACGGAACGCGCGGGGCGATAATTTGTGTGTCAGGCATTTGTCTGACTCATATGTAGTTCAGCACCCATAATCGCTATTTTGACAGGATCAGTTCCTGAGATTTCGTATACTCTATCGCGAATCTTAAGCGTCATGCCAAGCCGACGCCAGATCGTGCGATAGCCAAATTGGCCTAATTTTCCCATAGACTTCCAATGTTCATTTGACCAAGTGTGGCCGCCATCATCGGACCATCTAAGCATAACCTGTGGAAAAACGCCGACATCAGGCACGCCAGCTTCTGCGACTATATAATCGCCTGATTCGGTTATAAGTTTAATACTATCTTCGGTCGTAAGGTATAAACCTTCAAGATATGTATAATCAGGGCCGTTTAACCCGACGCCGGTTTCACAATCGAGCTGAAGACTATGCTGAGTGGTGCGGGTTAAATCGTTCTGGCCAGTAGGAAGCGCTCGCCAAGAACGCAGCCATTTTTGAGTCGTGTTATTGTCCGTATAATTATCAAGATCAAAAGCGTAAAGATTGCTGTTTTCATAGTCGCCAATAACAATCTCATTGTTAAACGACATCTGACAGTTGCCGCGATGGCGGATAAAATTATAGTCTTCCCATGCGGCGCGCTCATGCCATGCCTGGGTGGCGACATCGTAAACCCATGTCGTATTGGCAGATGGGAAATTCAAAACATAAAAACTATGCCCGTCTTGTTGATATGTATAGCCCACCGCGTCCGCTAGGTTATGATATAGCTGAATTTGCCATTCAACGGCGTGTGTCGAAATACGCTTGCCGGTATAGCCTTCAGACCGATAAACGATACCGCGCCCGCGCGCATCCGCGCCCAGCCAAAAAACGCCATTATCGAGCTTGGCGACAGAATAGGGTGCTATACAGCCAATTTCATTAAACGCGCCCTGAATAGGCGCAAGCGGAAAATCCGGATTGCCGGCATCATACCAGACCTCAACAGAATTTTGGCCGAACAGCCAGATTTCTTTATGGTCAACGATAAGAGCTGCCAGATTATCTGGAGAACCTTCAGCGCTGGCAAAGTCTAAGGGGTCAATTGATGTGCCGTCTAAAAGAGACGTAACCCAGAATTTCTGGCTGTTTGGCTCGTTAAAAACAAAATATCCGTCAATATAGCCAACAGTCACCGCGCCAGCAAAATCGGGATCTGTGATCTCCGCAAACTGATCGGTCAAGGAATTATAAATGTAGCTGGGACCGTTACACGCGATGAATATCTGCGTGCCATTGTCGACCATGCTGACGGGGCCGGTCCCGGCGACAGTGCCTTTTTCTACATAGGTCCAATTTGTATCTATCTGATAGAATTTTTCGCCGGCGACCGCGTAAGCTAAATTATTAAAAGTCCAAAGACCGCGAATTGGCCCTTGCGGTAACGTAGCAAGAAGCGTCAATCCTGGCGCACGCTGGAGCCATGCAGCCTCTTTACCGCCATCGGGCACAATCTCAGGAAAGAGATTAACCATCCGATTGTCGGCGGCATTGACGCTACGCGCAACATAAGACGCGCCAAGAATCGGCGTCTTCATTAGTAGTTTCCTGCGTAGATATTATACCGCTGACGTGTGCCGACGATGCTGTAAGGCAGCGCCATGATGTCATCCGGGTTGTTGATGCGCTTCAGATTGCGTTTGCTATACATGGCGATACGTTGCACCTGCGCGCTGGGTTCAACGCCAAACTCCGGGGCCATTTCACAGGCCAGATTATACCGAAACGCGCGAAGATAGCCGGGCGGAAATGTGAGCGGGGTCGCCAGTTCCGCCGGCTGCGTCAATTCTTCGACAGATATGAAATGCCATTCCAACTCGCGCAGCGGTTTGGGATAAACATACATATTAATGTCTGGGTAGGTCATATTAACGAATATGACCTGCGGGTATGTCGATGTGACAGTTTTAACGGCAATGCCGTCATACTGTTGCTGATTAATAAATTTTATGCCGTAGGACACATTGGTCTGCGGATCGCGGAAGTAAGTCGCGTCATCCAACAGAACAGGGCGGTTGCCGACAAAATTGCCGGTAGGGCCAAGCGTGCGGCTAAGTTCGCCGGACGGCCATAGAAAGATTTGATCCTGCGTCGAAAAGACCGCTAGCCGCTCGGTGTTCCACGAGTCGATCATCTGGTTCAGGGCCGTCAGCGCGTCCTGAGATGTCTCGGCTGAGGGCGTTTCGCCTTCCGCGAGGACGCCCAGTAGTCTCAGCGCCCCGTTGATCTGATCGCCCGCTGTCGTCATTCGGATCGAACCTTTCCCAGCCGTTCTCTTCGTCGGCTTCCGCTTCTAATTCCAGCGTAGCGATCTTAACGCCATGCACGTCATGGCGCAAATAAATCATTGCCATTTTACACCTATGGTAAGGGCCAGCCGGCCCGTAGGCCGGCTGTAGGATTAAATTAAGCGACGACCGGGTACTGCCACTTGGTGCCGTCCGAAATGAACAGCTTGCCAGTGCCAGTCGCATTGGTCGTCGTCGCCAGCGAACCGACCGGAGCGGTCGTCGTGGTCGAGTTGGCCGTAATTGCCGAAGTCAGGAAATACAGACCGGCCGTCGCGTTAGCGACAACAGCGCCCGTCGTAGCCGTCGACGTGAACGTGCCAGAGACAGTAGCAGTCGTGAGCGTGCTTCCGCTGATCGTCGCGCCCGTGATGGTTGTGCCAGCCACGAGTTCGGGATCAGAGAAGG